TGAACTTGGTCTTCAAGCTGTTGTTTTTTTTCTCTAAGCTCTGCCAATAAACTAAGTGCTGATTGCATATCAAAAGCAAAGCCGTCTTGCTCTTGCTGTTTCATAATATAAGCAACACCTTGTTCAATATTAATTGACTGAGGTGAAAAACCTTTTGATTCTTTACGAAGTTCTTGTAATACTTTAGTGTTTAATTCTACATCACGAACACAATAGTTTAACATATCATCAGAGTAATTAAGATAATCTTCAAACTCAATCTTAGGATAGCCTAGCTTGTAACCCCAAGTCTCAAGGCTATGTCCACCATCACGTGTTGGATTAAACAGTCTTGATAAAACTAAAGTATCAATAACTTCCTTGTTACTTAGGTCTATGTTACCAAACATTTCTACTATAGGAATGTCAAACCCTATAACATTATGACCAATCAAAGTATCTGCTGTTTCTAAAAACTTATATCCTTCTTCTAGTTTATCTGGTGGAAACTTAAATATCTCACCTGAATCAGGATTCTGTGCAACAATACACCATACTTTTGTAGCCTTAAGATCGTCTGTCTCTATGTCAAATACTAATCTCATTTAAAATCCCTCATCGCCAGAGTTATCAAACTCTATATCATCGTTAGTTAATTCAGATAGTCTACCGGTCTCGGCATCATAGATAACTCTAGCTGCCATACCTACATCACCTGTGTATCTTGATTTAAGTACACGTAATTTTGTAGTTCTAGACTCATCAAAGTCGTCTGATTGTTGATTACGTTCTAATGCAATAACACAATCTGATAACTGACCAATACTATTAGAGCCACGTAGATGAGAAAGGCTTACCTCAATTCCATTCTCGTGTCCTTTGTTACCATCGACACGTCTAAGATGAGACACAAGTATAATACCTGCACCTGTCTCTTCAACTAAACTTCTTAGCCTAGTCATAATTGCATCAATGGCTCGTCTCTCATCACCTTCATGCACTGCACTGACTAACATATGTAAGTGATCGACCACTATCCATTTGCAATCACAGCCAATAATCATAAAGCGAAGCTTAGTAAAGATATCATCAATGTCGTTAGTGCCAAAGTGTGAGTGAACCCATACTCTGTTTTTATTCTCACCATCATACAAGATGTCAAACATCTTATCAAGTTCTTCTTTAGAAAACTTCTCACGTTCTTGGTCAATGTATAACCTAGCGTTAGCTTCAATGGAAAGTATACCATCAATGGTACGTCTCCAATCTTCTTCTAATGCTATGATACCTACGTTGTCCTGTGTTTGTTTCACAAGCCAATGCTCTAGTTCTCTGGTTACACTAGACTTACCAAGTCCTGTTCCACCTGTAAGAGTTACAAGTTCACCTTGTCTCAAGCCATACAGCTTTTTGTTTAATCCTTCATAAGGATAAGGTATGCTTTGTTTCTTCTCACGATTATGAAACTTCTCACGTTGCTCGGTAACATTTATAACACCGGATGGTGTATAAACTTTACTAGCCCACCACGCTTCAACAAAATCTTTATGTCTGTTGTCACGAAGCATGTCGTTAGGGTCTTTAAACCCATTAGGAAGTGTGAGTATCCTAGCCTTACCCGGCTTGAAAAGTCTTGCAACTTTAACGGCTGCATCCTTTCCTGCTTTATCATTATCAAAAGCAACTATCACGTTTTCAAAGTTATCAAAGAACTCCAAGCTCTCCTTGATATCTCTTACTGCACCTTGTGCTCCACGCTTGATGGATACCACAGCCCACTTACTACCAAGTAGTTCATAAGCTGCCATAGCATCACACTCCCCTTCGGTTATGGTGACATACTTGCCACCCTTAAACAACTGTTGACCAAATAGTCCTGTGTCATTATAGCTACCTTGTACAAAGAAATCTTTAGTAATAGAGTTCCTGCATTTAGTAGCTGACAATTCATGTCCATTATAATATGGATAGAAATGTTTAATGACCTGACCTTTGAGGTCTTGAACAGCCTTGACCCCAAACTTCTGTGCAGTTGCTTGAGATATTTTTCTATCAGTCAATGCAATGAAGCTACCTTCAGTTACGTTGTCAGGTTGTTTGTGTTGTGTTGGTTGTGATTGTGTCATAGTTTTTCCGTTACATGCTTGTTCGTAGTTAGGCATAAATTCTCCACAACTGAAACACTTTGCCGAGCCATCTTGATTGACTCCTACAGCATCACTGCTGTTGCAAAGTGGACAGGGTTGTTTCAACTTATCCCAAGTTGTATCGTTCATGTTAGCCCTCCTCACAGACTATGTGTTTTCTTTTGCTACTTTAGATTCGTCCTCTATAGTTTCTGGGTCGTCTCCTACAAACTGACCTTTCTCGTTACGAGCAGATTCAGTTTCAACGATTGCTTCATCTCTATCTTTGAGAAGTTCTTCTAAGTTAGCACGATGTGTACGACTTGCAAAGTCTAAAGCTTCTATGATAACTTGTAAGTTACCTACTTTCTGTACTATAACAGTAGCTTCTTGCTTTACATTATCATCGCTGATGTTGTTGACATCAAACGAGGTGTTGCCATCATCATTATTAATAGTAATAATCATTTAGAACTCCTCGTTATCAGTGTCACCCTCAACATATTCTATTAAGTTCTCTACCTTTACAGCCATGAGTTCAGCGAATTGTCCGAAGTCATTCTTATAAGGTTTGATCTTAACAACAACTTCTGAACCATTACCCACGCTGACATCCAGATCATTACCCTCTGTGTCAACAAGTTTTGGTGCAGCATTTGCAGTACCATCATTTCTTGTAGCTCTCTTGCTAAAAGTAAATGCCGGTTCATCATACTTAGGCTGTCCTGCTCTGTCTTTAACCTGATTAAGACCTATGCCTTCAAGTTTAGCAGCAGTATCTGCATCTGTTAGAACAGTCAAGCCATATTTGTGAGGTTGAAACCTCGTGTTTGGCGATGTGATATTTGCCCACATTGCCTTTCCAGTTACATACTCATACATAATTATTCCTCCATCGGTTTGTATTAAGTGCACACATTATATCATACTTTGATGATAAAGTAAAGTGTTTGGTTAAAAAAGTTAAGCCGGTTTTAGATTGGCACAAGACCGGAAACTTGTAGATATTATAAGTTAAACAAAGGAGGGCAGAACTTCTTATAATATACCTCAATTAATCTCTAATAGCAGTAAGTATTTCTTCCCAAAATGTTAGTGGTGTGTCGTCCAGATGTACGATAAAAGCATTATCTAGTTTGTCCACCACATGTCCAACATTTGGATAGTGTTCTGTCATATACAGCCCAAACTTTCTGTACTCATCACGATTAAGAATTTCTGTATTGTATTCGTTTCTTTCTGCTAGTTGTTCCATATTTATTTTTTTCCTTTTGTTCTTTTAGAAATAATTGTATACATAGTTTTTTATATTCTAATTTATCTATGTATTTATAGTCTCCTTTTACTAAATCAATCATGCATTATACCACAATATTGTCCTATTGTAAATAGAAATATTAAAAATATTTATTTAACATTGCAAGTTTATCTTCGTACTCTGCAACCTTTCCAAGTTCTCCCTCAATACTATCTAAAGTATCAGGATGTTCAGCAACCCCAACAGGATTACTAATCAATACCATAGCATTAGCAACATGCTTGTCTATCAAGCCTTGAAAATTATTTTGTAATCCTTTGATTATAAATTCTTTGTTCATATTCATTAGTCATCCTCAATCTGAAACACTTCATTAATATGACAAAGAATATCTGCTAGTGCATGTGCTTCTTTGATATCCATACCACCATACTCAAACAAACCATTGACTCCCCACTTGGCTAGTTTGTATTCTTCCTTAATCCATTTAAGTCTAGACTCTGGAACTTTAATTGTTATCATTTTTTCTTTCATTTACCTTGCCCTCTATATTTTTTTAAGTTGGCTTTTTTATTTTTGTTCATGGTAGATGTGCCAACATTACCTCTACCTTGACTTGTCTTCTTACCTCTGCCTTGAGTAGCAGATGTATAAACAGATTTATTCCATGTCTTCGCCATACCTATTCTCCACTATTGTTTTCTTACGCTTGTCATTAAACTCTGTCACCCTTCTACCATCGGCATAGTCTACAGTTTGTTCAGTCCATATCCCATCTTTAAACCTAGTGTCAATAGCTAAAATAGATTTAGCTCTTTTCTCTGCTTCAAGAAACTCTCTTTGTTTCTCAACAGCTTCATCATGTTGTGTCATTTTGTTCCTCTCTTTCTTTTTTTAATTCCATTAACTCATCCCACTTGTAATACTTCTTAGTCTCTGCATCCCAAAAGTTTCCACGATATACCTGATCTCTTTCAACAGGTCTTGGTGTGTATGGTTCTATCTTATCATTATCAATCAAGTAGATGTACAAAAGTGTGACTGATAACAATAAAAAAATACCAAACATTACTAACATAAATTCCATAACTCTATCTCCTATATAGATTTTTCAAAGTTACTACTACTTGTAATACTTTTAAATTTAACACCCAATAATTTATGAATCCTATCCTCAAACAAACTAACTTGATTCATTATCTCTGCTTGTTCACGAGGTGTAGCGTTTTCAAATCCCTTATCCATATGAACCTCTGGACTATTAAACAACTCCATCAAGTAATCAGATACTTGGTGTTTAGCATACACCTTTGGTGTTACTTTTTTATTATTATATTCTATCATTATTATACTCCTTTATAAAGTTTTATAAATACTAATATAAATTATTAATATAATTAATTATTAATTTGATTAATGTTTTAAATTATAAAAAAGATTATAACATATTTTAAAACAAAAGTCAAATCATGTGACATTTATGTTACGAACCTAGATATTCTAGAAATTTTAAACATAGTCCCGTTACAATTATCAATAAAATTATTTCCATTCTACTCCTCTCTAAGCATAGGGTTAATTAAAAGGTAGGGCATACCCTTAGTATCTAAATGATCGTGCAATACACGCAGCCACATGCTCTTCTACAAGCATGTTTATGTCCATCTCTGATAGACTTTCTACATCTTTATGATTTATGACATAAGAACAGGTAGAATCTAGCAACAAATGTTGCGTTACTCCTGTCAATTTACTGTACAAATTTCCAAAGTCTCTGGCTAAAATTTCCTCAACTCTGGAATGCCATGTACCTTTTTCTATTCTTTTCATATAGCTTCTCCTAATTGTAATTTAATTTCTTTCATCTGCCTTACCATCTGATTTCTTAATCCTGCATTTAATCTAGGTGCTAAAGTTCTTAAGTTCTTATACAGTTTCATAGCTTCATACCTTCTTAAAACTATTTCTGGTGCAAAATCATTATACATTTTTATACTATTAACATTTACACCATACACCCCATCAAGCATTCCTATTCCAGACCTAAAGACATCCTCCAATACCAAACATGCAAAAGTTTTTGCACCCAATTGTAATTTAACTGTCATCTTCTACTCCTGTTGTATATTCATTAGCATCTTACTCATCACACACCACCTGTCATATGTGTATAACTCTCATCACAATCTGCAATCGTTTCTCCACATGTGCAAAGTCCTTCATCTTCATGTTGATCTTGCAGTCCAGATAAGCGTTCAGCTTCCAACTCAGCGTTTATCTTTTGTTGTTGTGCAATACCCTCAAAGGTTTCTTTTATTGCTACTCCTATCCAATCCATATTATTTCTCCTTGTTTTAAAATTAAGTGGTAGTTTTTTTAAGCAGGTCTACCAACTACTGCCTATCTCGGAATTATACTCTTGCTCTAGGCTCTCAAGAGTTTTGTAGTTAGTGCATGGTGGTTTAGTTCTCATTTACTTTTATCCTAACCTTGATGTTTTCCATGTCCCCGAATTTAATCTAGGATTTATAATGGACTCCAAAGGATTTTATAAGGCTCACTCCTAACTACAAATCATATCCTATCATATCAATGTGTCATTTGTGTGACATTATTGTGACAGTTGTGTGATATTATTCATCTTCTCCTATTAAAGCGTTGATGTCTGCTTTACAAGTTTGTAATCGTGCATTTATTACAGCGTTTAACTCTCTTATAAAGTCTAGTTCTTTCTCTAGTCTTTCTAGTTCTTCTACTTTATTCATATTCCACTCTCCTCAAATCTACGCTGTGCTTCTGTCTCAGCTTCCACGACACTCATACCCTCATCAAGACACTCGTCAAAGTGTCTCTCTAATTGTTGAGCATTGTGATCGTCTCCAAAGTATTTACTCTCTGGATTAGTGTCTATTATCTCAGCATCTTCATAGTAATCATCTACTATTTGATCTACTTTATTTCTATTCATAGTTCTTCCTCTGTTAGTTCAACCTCATTAAAGTCTTCATCATAAGCTTGTACTTTATTTGCCCACTTCCAATCGGTATCACATTCTTGGTATATATCTGTCTCAACAAAGTCTCCATTTTTTAATTCAATATAAAGTTTTGTCCACTTAACTGAATAATCTGCGACATCGTCCCAATCTATACCTAAA